TTACTGCGCCCTCACCTTGGGCAGTTCCATCCAGTTCGTGGTATACCGCGGCGTGCGGTTTTCCGACAACATTGCCCAGCGCCTGACCAAGCCTGCAGAGCCAAGGTGCACGGTATCGCGTCCGAACCGCTCGTTTAGCGCATCAAGGGCGGCCATCGCGCGCACTGATCGGGCGCGGTCCTGGCCAGCATCAAACAAGACCCCCTGGCGCCGGGTATCCGGCTGCAGATCCATCAGCATGATCCCGGCCTTCTTGTATTTGAAGCCGTCGCGAAAAATCATGGCCAGGCCATGCAGCGCGGCGCCGGCCAGGACGCGATTATCGGCGCTTGGCTCGACCAGGGGGATGGTGATGCCGTTAGAGTATTGCTCGTCCTTCTCGCGGAACCGGTTCGTTTGTACGAAAACATGGATGGCGCCGCATAGGGAATGCTGGCTGCGTAACTTCTCGCCGGCGCGCGCCGCGTATGTCGATATCGATTCGCCCAGCTCGGCCGCCGTCATTACCATGGTGCCGAAGGAGCGAGACGACACAATTTCCTTGCGTGGAGGCGCCACCTCTTCCAGCTCCAGGCATGATATCCCGCGCAGCTCTTTGCATGTGCGCTCGAGCACGACGCCGAAGTGCGCACGCATGGTGCTGGGCGGCGCGTCTTTCAAGTCCTGTACGGTGTTGATGCCCATGGTGCGCAGCTTGGCGCTGATGCGGCGGCCGACGCCCCACACCTCGCCGACATCGATGCGTCGCATCAGCCAGGCGGTCCGGGCTTCAGACATGGTTGTGAAGTCAGCAACGCTGTCGAATAGAGGGAATTTCTTCGCCACGTGGTTAGCTAGCTTGGCCAAGGTCTTCGACTGCCCTATGCCCACACACACGGGCAGGCTGGTCCACTGCGCCACCTTGGCGCGGATATCCTGCCCCATGGCTGTCGGCGAGGCCCATAGGCCGCCCATTCCGTTCAGGCTGAGAAATGATTCATCGATCGAGTAGACCTCGACATTAGGGCTGTAGGTTCGAAGGATGGTCATGATGCGATTGCTCATGTCCGCGTACAAGGTATAGTTTGACGACAAACCAACTATTCCGTGCTGGCGCGCCAGGTCGCGCATCTGGAACCATGGCGCACCCATCGGCACGCCCAGGGCCTTCACCTCGTTTGACCTGGCCACGGCACAGCCATCGTTATTGGACAGAACCACGACCGGGCGGTCGCGCAAGCGGGGATTGAAAGCGCGCTCGCAGCTGACGTACATATTGTTGACGTCGACAAGCGCAAAAACCTGCTTGGTTGGGTCACTCATGTCACACTCGCAGCTTGCGTACGACGCCGGTCACCACGCCCCATATCTGCAGTTCGCTACCTTCAGCAATGCAGATCGCCTTGTATGCAGGGTTCTCTGGACGTAGCTCGAATTTACCGTGCTGGCAATACAGGCGCTTGAGGGTGTATTCGGAATCGATGACCGCAATGACAATGTGACTGTGCAGGGGCGCGACGGAGCGGTCGACCACCACCTTGTCGCCATCCAGTATGCCGGCATCGCGCATCGAGTCGCCCTCGACAGTGAAAAAGAACGAGGCCGCCTTGTGCTGTACCAAAAACGCGTTCAGGTCTAAGCCGTCCTCGGTATAGTCAGCGGCCGGCGACGGGAACCCAGCGGATATGCGATGGGAAATTTCAGGCCTGGCACTGGGGATTGGGCACTGCGCCAGCGGCAAAGGAGCCTGCGATACACCGGGCTGGTTGGGTTGATTTAATGATAATCTTGCGTTCATGGCTGGCCAATATACTGTGTTTTTATACAGTATATCGACCGAAGCAAGAAACAGGAAGTATAAAATTGTTTCTAGAAAAGGGAGTCCGTTGGCGCTGAATCGGCCTTTGCGTCAGGTTTCGCTCTTGTACGAGGGGGGAGGGGATCAGGTTGAGCGATCAGTAGTTCAGCAGGATACTGCCGATAAACGTCCTCCTCTGTCACCAGCGAACCGTCCAGCCAGCCTTTGTACTGGTCCGGGTCCAGGATCATCACCATGCGTTTTTCATCGTCGGGCTTGTGGAAGCGCTGCATCAGCGGGTGCCCATCGGCGTTGATCGTCAGCATCGAGAAAGACAGCAGCTGATCAGCCGGCCGATATTCCCATATTCCCGCGATGGCCACCGGTCCACCATCCGCGCGCTCGATGCGCCAGCGCACAGGTTTGCCGGTTTCGTAGTTGGGTTCGAAGAAGTTGGCTGCCGGGATGATGCAGAATTGCTTGCGCTTCCAGGCGCTGCGGAAGGATGGCTTACTGGCCACCGTCTCGGTGCGGGCGTTGTAGGTTTGGCGGGCCAGCTTGTGATCGGCCCAGTGGGGCACCATGCCGAACATGGCGGGGGCGATTTCCAACTCGCCAGGGTCATCATGCGAGCCGCGTAGGATTGGCGCCATGTAGCCAGGCCATGCCTCTGGAGGTAGGTCAAATTGAGGCGATCGAACTCCGAAATGGTTTTCGATCTGCTCTTTACGGCTAGGGGTATAGTCGGCACACATTCAATTAGACCTAAAATTCAACGAATAAAAAGTTCAAATCATTCACCTATATTACTTCTGTTATTGCTTCCCACACCATCCCTTGCATTATCAATTATCACAGATTTATTTATATTATCTGCCAAATTCTGGATTGCTTTTAAATGATGGTTATTCACTAACGCCTGCACTTGCGCCTTAAATTCTGGAGCAGCATTTTCATCATCTATAATATCTTTTGTTTTCTGATGAAATAATGCTTCATTTTTTTCTCGTTTTTTATTATCTGAATTTTCTCTAAATTTCGACACTCCAAAATCAAGAAAACTTACCACTAAAACCCCTAGTAAGGGCGCGAAAACCAGAATCGTACTTTTATCTGATCCATCAGGAACCCAAATCGCTACCAGACTCACGATTATCCCACTGACTCCGCTAGCAATTTTTGTAGATGAAACATAATCATCCTTCGTATCTAATGACGATGGGGAAGGCATGTTAGAAACCTTTGCGCATTTCAGAGACAAAACTATTAGAACAATAGCGAAGAGCAGATAAATATCTTGCAAGATTCCCGACGAAATTTTCAGATGATTCAAATATCCCATCGACAGTGCAATTAACATTCCCCTTGTGGAAATAGCATTTCGCCAATTTCGAGTCGGCATTTGCAAAATTACAAGCCTCGTTAATTATATTTGTTTTACTCTTATCCCTTTCAATCCATATTGACGGATATGCCATTTGGATGTAACGCTCGTCATTATCATCATGGAAAATTACAAAGAAACCACCTTCAGACTTCACCTCAATATGTCCATCTTTTGAAATCGTTGGACGATATCCTTCCACAGTCAAAAGATCAGTAATGTCTTTTTTTGCAATGCGGGGACGACTGTTTAGATCCATAACAAACCTTAATTTTCTATTTCGTTAACAACATTTCAAGACTTGGAATCTATCTTATTTTGCGAAATAAAACAAGAGAATAGTATCTATTACACCATGAAAGTATCATGAAGTCTGATTCAATCCAACCCGATGAGGTGGTCTGACCGATAAGGCTCCGCACTTTACCGCCACAATCTAACTGTCCCTTACATACGCCTGACACGCCCGCCCTGTCGCAGCCACCTCTTCCGTCTGCAGGATCAAGGTTTGATTATTTCGCGCCACCGCGTCAGGAAGTAGCCCGCTGGCGGGATTGGCAGCGGCGCCTCCTTCGGCGCCACCGGAGCCGGTCTAATATCACCGTGCAAGGTTTCCAGCCAACGTTCCGCGACTGGTGCTTGGAATCGGTCGCAAACTTCTTCCCGCGCGAGCTTTGCGAGCATGTGCTGGCGCACAGCTTGCCGGACAAGGTCGAAGCTGCCTATCGGAGTGCTGACTTACTGAAGAAACGGATACTACTGATGCAGGTATCGGCGGACTTTTGCGCCACCGTGCCGACGGCGACAAAGGTGATACCAATAGGCGGTGCGTCAGCGTATTGGATGATGCACGCCTATGCGGATGAGAAGCGGGAGGCGTTGGCGGCGCTTGGAGATCGGCCGACGGCTGTAATAGATTAGCCGCCCCACCAATTTATTGCGGATCATGCAAGATTGGTTGCGCTTTCCAGTAGGATCGATCAGTATATATTTCTATCCACTTCTTCGGAGTAGTTATGGAAATTATTGACCCATCAGGCAATACGGTTAAAGTGTTTTCTTTTACTCTCTTCGACATAAAAACTCGCAAAAATGTCGCATCGCACCAATACGGTACTGCAGCAGCAATTGCCGCTACAAAAGGAGCGGCTCAAGGAGCGGCCATCGCGATTCCTGCTGGCGACGTAGATGGAAATGGCCTTACGGCCGTTGGCTATATTCCACTCACAAGGACATAAGAACAAAAACGCGGATGCAGCCCCCCGTCTTGAAAAGCTAAAAGTTCAGCCGATCACCGTCTATCCAGTTTTCTAGATACATCCTACCGACACCCCACAATAGCCGCCTCGAGCTCAACTTCATACTTGCGACCGCGCGGCCAGTCTCGCGCCAGCGCCAGGACGATCTCGCCATCCGTTGCTGACGGTTCCAGCTGGTCGAATTCATAGGCTGGTCGCTGCGGTACCGACTTTACACATGGCGCAAAGACGGGGACTTCGACCAGCTGCGGCGCCGGCGCCGGTGGCGCGCTGGCGCATCCGGCCAGCAGCAATACAAGCGGCCATTTCATCGCATGCCCTCCAGCAGCAACCTGATGGCAGGCATCGCCTCGTCGCAGGTCGTAGCGCGCGCGCTAGCGATCTGCGCCAGGGCCGAGTCGTACTTCTTGCCCTTGACAGCGGCGGACGCCTGCGCCGCTGCGCCGCGCTCCTGCGCCGCCAGGGTTGCCTTGGCCATGCCATCGATGGCGTGGTTTTGCTCGGTGATCGAGCTGTGCAGCTGCGCGCTAACGCCTTGCTCTAGCACCAACGCAGCACGCGCGGCGTCACGGTCGCCTGCGGCCAGCCACCAGCCGGTGCCGGTGGAGCTGGCCACCAGCAGCAGCGCTGCGGCGAGCACGACGGCCGCCGCCTTCCAGATCCCGCTGACGGCAGCGCCCGCCAGCACGCTGATGGCGCTCAAGATGCCCGCCAATCTGGCATTTCAACAGTCTGGTTGGCCAGCTCATGGTCGCAATCTCCGAGAAACTGGATCCGACCATCGATGACGAATGAATGGCACACCTCCGGCGGATCACCTGCTTCTTTCACAAATGACGAATCGACCGCGCGACCTGTCGTGACCAGCACGGAGGGCGAAAACGTTGGATTATCGCCGTTACCATTGAACGACCAAGTGGGGCCGGACCAGCCTTGTCCGGCTTCGTGGACGACGTGATCATAGCCGCAACCGGGGCAATGAAACATCAGCCCGCCCAGCTGGCTGCGCCATAGCTTGCTGCCCAGCGCGCTCACGGCCGCACCTGCAGAATGCCAGCGCGCGTGCCTTGATGATCGATGGTGATGATACGGTTGATCGGCTTGGCCACCATGCGCGTGCTGACATGCACCCAGGTCAGTTCATTGATAATCTGGCCGATGCCCAACTCGTCCAATTTCGGCAGCAGGGCCTGGCATACCTGGTACGGCGTCATGCGCAAGGCCTTGAAATCAGCAGCACAACCGCGCACGTGATCGCTGCCATCGCTGCTGCCGATGCCGCGATTCACGGGGATCGAGCGATAGCCGCTGATGTTCGTCAAGGGCGTGTCGATGCCAGTGCAGGCAGTCAGGTAGTTGCGGATTCGCTGCAGCAGTTCGGCCGTGCGCTGCAGTTCGGTCAGCACGGCAGCCGGTGGCGTGTTGTCGACGCCATGGCACGTGGCCCAGTCGGACGCGATCAGTTCCTGCAAGGTGAAATTCTTGGTCAAATTCATGGCGCGGTCCTCCTATTTTTAGCAAGCCAGCTCGTCACGACGACACCTGCCATACCCACATTCAGCAGCACCTCGCCAGGCGGCGGCTCCGTGTAGCCGTAAAGCGGCCCGGTCAGCACGGCAACGGCACCCACGCCTAGCAGCACGTAAAACATGCGATACAGGTGGTTGCTGCGGCGGGTCATTCGGTTCAACACGCACAGGGCATGCCCCAGCAGGATGGCCCCGGCCAGCAGATTCAGGATGAAAGTCATTGGCTGCCTCCGCGTTTTTTGAGCCAGCCCAGGCCAAGCGGCACGATGGTCTGCGCCGATACGCCAGCGGCGAAGGCGCAGAACCAGCGCACGGCGTCGGCCGATTTTGCCGTCCAAGGGAAGTACTCCAGTGCGCCAGCATGCGCGATGGGGCCGACATAGCCGGCCACCAGGGCGCTGGTCATGACGGAAATGACCATTTTCAGGCGGCTGGTCTGGTCGACCATCGACAGCGCGACCAGGCCGCCAGCCAGGCCGACAAGCAGCACGTCGTATTCCAGCCCAAGAATTGAGCCTGTCAAGGTCACGGTGCCAAGGGCGAGCGCGCCGCCGGCGGCGGTAATTGTTGCGGGTTCAGTCATACGTAGCCTTTCTGGCGGTGGGTATGTGGATAGATTGCTTCGGGGTAACGGCTGATGCTGACAGTACGAGCTTGGCTGTCTCATTTCTAGGGAAAAGTGAGACGGTATTTTTCCGGGGGCATGTACGCAGGCGCTGGAAATGAAAAAACCCGCCGAAGCGGGTTGTATGGGGAGGCTTATCGACAACAGCTACGTGCCAGCCGAATCGCGGCAGTGATGCGGGTCCAGCCAATCGAGCCAGCGGCACAAGATGCAGCCCCAGCGGCGCCCCTCGCTGCGCGCCCGGTTGGCGCGGCTGCTGAGCGTTTCGGTTTCGACACCATTGGCCGCGGCATTGCCCGCCCGGTCCAGCGCGACGGCGATGCGCAGCGCTTTGGCCGGATTCGACAGAATCGACCAGAGCATGCGCAGCAGCGTGAGCACGGCCGCGCCAATGCAGGCCAGCCAGACGGCCAGGAGGCTGAGGCGCTTCACAATGTGGCCGCTTGGATGAACAGCGCATCGAGATCCAGGCCCAGGGCGGCGCCCATCTCGACCACTAGGGGGCGGTGGCGTTCGAAATCCTGGGCGTCTTCCCATTCGATCTGCGCCAGGCGCCGCTCTGTCTCGTCCTCGATGGCGTCAATGGCCAGCGGCACTTGGTCGAGCTTGCCCGCAAGCAGCAGCGCCTGCCGTCCTTGGCGGCGCGTGACTTTCTGCGGCACAATAACCGGTGCTGGCGGGACGGGTGGGCGCTCGGCCAGCACATCCCAGGTGGCTCCGGTCCAGCGAGCCACCTGTGTCCCGGCGAGCGCGGGCGGTGCGGCCAGGGTTGAGTTGCGCGGCACCGGCCCCATTGGGTCAAAGCCTCTCGACGCGGTAAATATTCCTTGCTCGTCCATCAGGTATAGCGTAGTCATACTGGCCCTTACGTCTTTATGAAAGTAGGTGCACCAATGTTAATGGTGGGAAGTCCAAACTGGATCGTTGGGTCATAGGACTGCTCGTATGCCTTTGCCCATCCAATAAATGTCCCAGAAATCAGCAAGAGCTTTCCGTTTGTTGACATAGCATGCTTGCGAACTGCGCCTACGGGCATAACGATATTTGTTGTTGTGCGTGTGAAGACGTTCCCAACTTTTTTAAAGAAATTCATGTACTTAGTACCATAAGTTGGCTCCTCCACCGCAGCTGTTGCAATAATGTGATTCCCGTCTTGGGTAACACTGCAACTGGTCAGCTCCGAAGGCAAGCCTACCAAACTAGGGGTCAACTCCGGCATACGAGAGAACACATCACCTGCCCGTGAATAGATGAGCGCAAAAGGATACTTAGTCAGGGATGCTACTAAAGTGTTACCCGCAGCGTCGAGGCTAACGGAAGTGCATTTCGCAGTAGCGGAAACATTACTGACATCTAATGCAGCAAGTTTTGTCAGTGTCGTGCCTTCAATTTTATACACCTCTAAATACGGGGCATCCGTATGGGCGATAGCAAGATACTTATTATCTGCACTGAAGCAGCCATCAACCACCGCACTACTTCCTGCTGCAACAGTCGGGTTTGGCAGTTTAGTGAAAACTGTGCCGCTAACGGAGTACGCATTAAAGTACGGGGTAGCTGCTTTTCGCAAGAAAAACTTGGCACCATCTGGACTAAACTTTGGATACGCGTCACCCGATACAAATGTGTAACCTGTTGGGTTCACCAGTGTTAGCGTAGTACCACTACGAGTGGCAAAAGATATTTCGTTATTATTTACTGTGGATACACAAAACAATGTGCCATCTGGGTTAATGGTTATGCCCCCCTCTGAGTTCATAGTATTAGGGTATGGTGAAGTAGTCCAAGTAGTTCCAGTTCGCTGACGCACTGAAGGGGCGCCAGTAGTCAGGCCAATAATTACCCAATTACCATCCCCAGACACAGCAATGCCGGAAGGCTGTGCCGAAAGACTAACAATAGCTGGGGCGTCCTGCAAGGCGAGCAGGTTTCCGATCACTGCGTACAGAGCTGGGTAGCTAGTTTTGAGGTACGCCGATCCATCACACAGCAGCCAGTCAGGGGTCAGCAGGCTTCGGACCGTGGTAAGCGTGTCTCCCGTAAGAACCCCGGAGGCGACACTGGCACGCCGCACCCATACCTTGAATAACGTGGGGGTCTCGGCAGTGACATCGAGCTCATCACCCACAGCCAATGTCGTGCTGCCGGCGGCAATCACCAGATTCGCACTACTCGTGACCGAAAACGCCACGGTGGCCACCAGCGTGCGCTGGGCACCTGCCTGGGGCGCCGCCGGGAAACCAGTGATCGTAGTGCCAAAGCTGATAGGCACCCGGTTTCCGCCGGCCGCCCAGATATCCGGTGTGGCGCTGGCTGCTGGGGCCGTGCCCTTGAGCAGGTTAATGGCGCCCGTAGCATTTCCTGTGAGTGCTGCGCTGCCTGCTGCGCCCGGGGCGCCGGTCACGCTGATGTTCCAGTCTGATTTTGTATCGCCATTGCCGCCGACCGCAGTCACGGCAATCGTCAGTGTCGTGCCCACATACGAGGCCACCGTGCCGGTCATGAAGCGGGTCGGGTCAGATGCGCTCACTGCGGTGATGAAAATGTTGGCGGCGTACTGCTTGCCGGACTGGGTTGTCAGCGTTTTGTTGCCCGTGCCAATGACCAAGGACGTCGTGCTAGTGCCGATCAGCACTGTCCCGGACGCGGCTTGCTGGGCATCAGTAGCAAAGCCTTGGGCGGCGTTACGCGCCGCAACAGCAGCATCGCGTGCCGCCTGCGCAGCAGAAACCTGCTCCGTGGCAGCGTTGACCGATTCCGTAGCACTGGCGGCTGACGCAGTCGTCTGTATCTGTTTTGCATTCACGTCGGCCGCCAGCGCATTCGCCTCACCACCCCATGCAGGCAACTCGGCCATGTATTTGGCTACCGCCTCGTCAAATGGCACCTGCGCCATCGACTGATTCGGCAGGCCTTCCATCAATTTTGTGATCATTTACACTGTTCCTTCAATTTGCATAGCCATTTTTGAATGTGTGACGCTCGGGATAACGGTCTTGAGCGACGAAAATTTTCCGCAAACGACCGTAAAACCGCCATATATGGCGGCGCCGATATAGACAATGGTTTTCTGACGCAGCCCCTCCATACGCTCCTGCGCATACTCGATCTGGTCGTTATCGATGATCAGATCGAGCGACATGCGCTTGGAATAGCCCCGCTCCGTGGTCTCGCTGGTACCGTCGAAATTGAATTTCGTCGTCGACCAATCCTTGAAATCCCGGCCGAGGCTATATTCCGTGCCGCCGATCTCTTCGATAGGCCCAATGCAACACATGCCGCATTTGGCAATGCCGCCGGGGTTATTGATGGCAATCGTCACCGCCGTGTTGTAGTACAAGGGCAGATCGAGCGCCAGAAAACTCGTCCTGCGGCGCCGCCGGTTAAACAGCCAGCGATACATGCTGCTGCCGGAACTCGACACGATCAGGCTGAATGCCTGCTGGTAGACCACGCCGGCCGCCGGATCGGTAGACGTAATGACCACCTCTGCCGCGTCCAGATTGCCCAGGTAGATGCCCTGCGCGATGGCCTGCGGTTTGAGTGTGAGCACGATAGATTCGGCGCGCTCGGTCTGCGTGTTGTTGTAGGCATCGACCATTTTCCAGCGATTTGTCGCACCTTTCGACAGCCAGTACGTCACGTCGCTCAGTGGTTTGTTGACGTTCGGGCCCGCGCTGGCGGTGTGCACGCCGGACTGGCTGCCCGTCAGCGCGATGGCTGCGCCGCCCACCGTTGCACTGACGTTAAACGCATTGGGGGTCGGGCTGAGCACGTAATAAGTAGCGCCAGCCACCAGGCCTGTTGGTAAGGCGCCTGTCGGGGCGAACGATACCGGCGTGCCCGCCGCCTGTCCGTGCGCCGTCCAATTAATGACGCCGGGCGAGGCGATGGACAGGGTGACGACGCTGCTCACGCCCGTTTTCGATTCGTAAATCAGGTGCGCGGCCGCATTCATCACGCGCTCGCCAGCCGCATACACTTTCGTCAGGCTATGCGCCGGATAGTCGTTCTCCGGCACGTTCGAGCTGACAAATACACCAGGGTCGGACACGGCAATCGGGTCCAGAATAATCATGCAGTCTCCTTTTCTTTCTTGGTGGTCAGCGGCATGTCGCCATTCGCGGCGCCTTCGAGCGAGTCGGCGGTGTTGAGCGTGTTTTTGGCGATGGCGTACAGGTGACTTTCTAGCATCAAGCGCAGCTTCTCGTTCTCAATGCGCATCTTCTCGCTCTCAATGCGCTGCGCGCGCAACTCGGCGAGCAGCGCGTCGTTGTTCGACGTCGGGCTGCTCAGGCGCGCCATCAACTCGCGGTTGTCAGCCGCAGGAATGATGCGCTCGCCCTCGTGTACCTGGGCTAGCATGTCGGATGGCAAGTAATTAGTGCCTACATCAAACGAGTGCAATTTCTTGTACTCGGCGCTGCCCATCATCGCGGCGCGCACCTGGTCGATTGACGAGCCGCCGGCCAGTACATTGGTCCAGTAATCGATGCCGGCCGCGTCGCCTGCGCGCCCCATCACCGATTTGTAGAGTGCCTGCGCCTGCGCCTCTGGCGAATTCTTGATCCCGGAAACGATATCGCCTATCGACGTGCCGCTGTTGGCCAGGCCGCCCCAGTAGTCCATGCCAGCTTTTTCAGGCGCACGGCCCAGCGCAGTCTGGTAGGCATTGTTGATGCCCGACAGCGCGCCCACACTCGAATTGGCCTGAGCTGCCGCCATCGCACTGGCCAGGCCTGCTATCGCCTGCAGGATCGACAGCGAGGTGGTATCGATGCCTTTAAGCACATCGATCTGCGAGCGCGCCGTTTCGAGGATGCCGTCCAGGCGCGCCACTTCCGCCTCATAGGCCACTTGGCTGGCATCTTTCTGCGCCTGCAGCAGGTCCAGCGTTTCCTGCTCGAGCGACAGCGAGGAATCAGTCAATTTACCCAATGCCGCGATGTCGTTCTGCGTCCTGTAGAAATCGACCAGGTAGTCATCGTAGGTGGCGAACTTGTCGCTGGCGTCTTTCGTCACGCTCGACAGCGCATCTTTTAGCGTGTCGGCATCAGGCAGCGCGCCGCCAGCCTTGACGCTGGCCAGGACTGCCGCGATCTGCGCCTGAGCGCTGGCACGGCCCATATCCTCCATCGTGCCCGACACGTTCATTTGGTCGAGGCTCGACTTGAGCGCATCGCGTAGCGACTTGTGCTTCGCCAGCGCCGCCGTTTCGTTGTCGATCCGGATCTGCATCGCCTTTGCCGCGATCTCATTCGCCTTGGCCAGCGCCGTTTTTCCCGATTGACCACGGTCTGCACTATGGCGCCAGCGGCATCGACTGCCGACAACAGGCCGGCGGCAACCGCTGCAGCCGCTTCCTCGGCCGCCTTTGCCGCCGCGATAGCCCCGTCCGCCGCCGCCTTCGCCGCTGCCGCTGTCTTCTCCGCCACTTCTTCCAGCGACTTATTGAGCTTTTCGTTGTAGTCGGTGACGGATTTGAAAGCGGGGGCCAATGCCAGCAATTGCAGATACAGTTGCTGGCCGGACTCGGTGGCGAGAGCGCCGGATTTCGTGAGGTCCAGCACCGCGTCCGCGTATTGTTTCGTGGTCGTGACGCTGGTCTTTCCAAGCGCCGCAAGCGACTTGTTGACGTTCTCGATGACCGGGGCCATCTGCTGCTCGACCGTCAAGAAGTTCTCAGCGAAGAACTGCGTGCCGCCAGTAAGCGCATCCAGGCCGCCGGCCATTTTGATCAAGGCTTCGCGCGCGGCGACGCTCGCGGTGCCCACGGTGCCGAAGGCCTGTTGCGAATTGCTGCCCAACAGTTGCAGAGCGGCGTCGATGCTGGCGTAGTCCTGCGAAACCCGTTGCAAGGTAGTGCTCAGCGATTCGCCTTGCACTTGGAATTGCGCCAAGTTCGGCACCAGCTCCACGGCGATGGTGTTGCCGACGCCTTCGAAGAACTTGGTAACGGCGCCCAGCCTGTCCGCTTCCGTCGTGAGGCCAGTCAGATTGATGTTGAGCGCCTGGGCGCGCGTGGCCAGGTTGGACGTATCGATGCCCAGCGTATTGGCCAAGGTGGCGGAGACATTGCGAATGGCGGCGTAAGTTTCCACAAATGCATTAGACGTCGTGGTGTCGACGGCTTTACGGTCCGTGTCCGACTTGTCGCTGCGCAGCCAGCCTCCCTTTTGCGTCCATTTGGCATATTCCGTGCCACTGAAGCCGGTACCGGACAGCGTCCCGGTAATGCCTGTTTCACCATACTTCTTGTCGGCCATGCCGAAGATGCGATTGCCGATGCCGCCGATCACGCCGCCTAGGGCGCCGCCGATGGCCGCGCCGATAGGGCCACCCATGAATGCCCCAGCAACGGCGCCGATGCCTGTACCGACATTCACCGTTGTATTGCTTCCATACTGGCCAGAGATCAATCGACCACCCAGCACTCCAGCAGCGATGCCGGCAGCGGCCGTAACCGCTGCACCAGCATAGGCACCGGCCGTAACTGCGCCCGCGCTACCCACGCCGCCCGATGCGGCATACAGGCCAGCAGCATCCGCCGCGCCCACCAGCCCCGTGCTGCCCAGGCCGGCACCGAAGGCTTCGACAGCGGTCGAACCAAACAGCGTGCCCAAGCTGACCACGCCGCTGCCCAAGCCAGCGGTAATTCCGGCAAAACCCTGCGTGGCGATGGTGTAGGCGGTTTTGGCGCTTTGTGCCAAGCTGGCAATTCCACCCACGCCTCCGCCTGCCGCGCCACCAGTCAGACCAAGGTCACCGGCTGATGCCAGGCCAGCAGCGCCGCCGCCCGAAACCGACGCGCCGATGTTGATAATCCACTTCTTGAGCGTAGCCTGGTAGAGCCACGCAAACAAGCCGTTTTTTCAGCGAACCCCACACTCGGTCAATAGCGGAAATACTTGAGTTGCCAATCGATACAAGGGTGTCTTGGGCCGTCTGGTCGATCGATTCCCACATCTTCTTACTTTCCGCGAGTTTTGCGGCTGTGGCAGCCTTATCAGCCTCCAGTCCTTCGAGGGTAATAGTCGACACTGCACTGCGCTTTTTTGCCGCGATCAGTTTTTCGAGGGCGTCTATCTCGTCCATCGTCAGACCTGTTGATGCACGCTGCGCGAGTTGCTCCTCAAGTCGCGACAACTCCAATTGCGAAATGGCGGCCTTGGTCATGCCAAACGTACGCACCAGTTCTTCATTTTTCTCCGCCTCGTCTACAGTGGTAGCCAGGCGCCGCTTGACTTGCTCCTGGTAGGCATCCTCGACCTTGCCCATCGCTTCGGCACCGGCCTGCGCACGCTTTCTCGATTCGATCACCTCCAGGTTGACGGCCAAATCCTTGATCTGCTGCTCGTAGGCTGCTTTGTGCTTCGGCGCGAGCGTGAGTTTGCCGGCGGCGATTTGCTCATCTAGTGCGATCTGTAGTTTTTGCGCCTCGTTTAAATTACTAAGACCGCTCATTTCGAGGGTCGTTTCTTTGATCTTGGTGCCGATCGCCACGCTCAGGTTGGTGTAGGCATCGGCCTCTTTCTTAAGCGCTCCGGCGGCGTCCTTGTCGGCAAACGACTCCCGAATTCGCTTTTCCAGCTCGGCAGGAATAACGCCATCGGCATATGATTTTCGGACTTCATCGAGTTTCTCCTTGAGCTTTTCAGCATTGGTGGCGTACTTCTTCATCCATTCGCCAGTGGTCTGAAGGGTCTTAACTCCCGCCATGTCCGTGGTCGCGCTAACTGTGCGCGTCATCGCCGCCGAGGCCTTGTTGAACTGCTCGGTCAATTCAATTAATGCGATCTGCTGTACACCAGTGAGAGAAGAATAGTTGGCGCGCATGTTTGCAATACGGGCCCCCATTTTGGCAATGCCCTGCGCTTCCGGAGATTCCATTTTGGCAATCTCTACCTGACCAAGCTTTGCCAGAGCAATGCGCTCACGAAGTTTGGCGGTTTGTTTTTCGAGATTGGCCACGATTTCGTCTGACGTCAGCTCGGCAGCGCCGGCCGCTTCTTGGGATGAATCGGAGGCGGATTTACCGAATGCGTACCATGCCGTGGCGGCTAGACCCAGCACGGTAACAATGGCCCCGATTGGCCCACCAACCAGGGCCAGTGCGGAGCGAGCCACGCCGGCAGCAACAGAGGTCGCTCGCAGCGCAGCCGTCTGTGCCATCTGCGCAAGAGTATGCGCGCTAGCTGCCGCTGCCGCCTTTTGTTCAGCAGCATTCAAAATCAGGATCGCGATTGTCTTATCCGCATCGGCAGCCATACCGGCGAGGGTGGCGCGGGCCTGGATTACTTTGGCCGCTGCCAGTGAGGATGCGGTCGCTGTAGCAGTCACCTCTGCTTGAGCGGTAACCAATGTTGCTGCGGCGGCAGCGCGGCTCGCCACCACTATCCCGTACAAATTAGTGGCGGCCGTTAATGCCCAACTCCCGAGCCGGGCAGCAACCAGTGTTCCCACGACCCCAACAACGACATCAAGGTGAGCAGACAAGAAAACGATGGCTTCAGAAGCCGCAACGACGCCCTGGGACATTCCGCTGACGGCGCCGGTCGATTGGTTCACACCGCCAACAAACATCATCAAGCGGTCCTTGGCCACGCCCAGCGCTTGCGAAAACGTCAACGGGATCTTGTCACCGGCAGCGATCAGTTCGTCGGAACCCTTGACGGCCGCCTCGAAAAACTCGGCCGTCCCGACCTTGCCAGCCTTGACCAGTGCGGTCAGCTTGGCTACCGAGCCGCCGGCGGCGCCGATGTTGTTGGCCACGGCCTGCAGCAAGGGGCGCGCGCCGTCCAGGATGGAGTTGTATTCTTCGGCCTGGATGGTGCTGCCCCCCATGGCCTGGCCGAGTTGATTCAAGGCACCGGCGGCGGCTTCAGCGGTGGTGCCGTTAATGCGTAGGGCAGCGGACACGCCCTCGGTAAATTTGAGTAGGCTTTTTTGCGACACGCCCATGTCGGCGGTTGCCGCTGACGTCTTGGCGTACAGATCCACAGTGGCATCCAAGCCACTGCGTTGGCGTACCGAAATAGCCATTAACTCGCGTTGCGCCACCATCAATTGCGTCGTGGTAGCGGTGGCCATTTTCAGACGGGCAGTCATCTGATCGTAGGCGTCGGAGAGTTTGATGGCACCAGCTGCAAGCGCGGCAAAGCCGAGCGACTTGAGTGTGTCGCCCAGCTTGCCGCTCAATGCGCCGACCTGACCCATGGAGCCAGAGGCCGAGTCGCGGAAGCGCTCGATCTCGCGCCGCGCCTGCTCCGCGTCTGCCGTGATGATTACCCGTGATTCAGCCATTGTCTTTTTCCTGCCACGCCCGTAAGGTGGCGCGCTCCATTATTTGAATATCATTGAAAAGACGCTGCTCGTCGCGCCGCTTGATGCGCCAGCCGCGCCGCATCACGACCTCGACGCCCAGGTAGTTCAGGCCCACCGCACCCGTCGGCCCTACATTCCACTGAGTGTTGACGGCGATGAATAGCTGCCAGCTGCGTACATTCTCGGGCCACAGGTAGAGGGGTTCCGTCGTCGTAGCGGGCCAGGCGGGCGCCAGGCCAATAGCTGCAGCAGCAGAGTCGACCTCGGATTCATCCTGCTGCTGCTCCGCCTCGCTCTCGATCTGGCCGAGCGCCCAAGCGCGCGCGACCTCGGTCAGTTTTTTGCGGTCGCCCCGACTTCCTTCACATAGGCGTTCAGGCAAACCAGCGGCATGCCGGCGATGTCGAGCAGCGCCTCGAACGCTTCCGTGCAAAACTCTGCCGGGGAGCCGTCTTCTTCCAGCACCAGGCGCTGATCTTTCCAGTCGGTAGTGACGCTGATCAGGAAATCCTTGGCAAGGTCATCGCGCGAGGCGAGGGCGGCGGCCAGATCTGTCGCGCTCAGGCGCGTGCAACGCAGGCTGAACTTGAATTTAGTCTTTTGACCATCTTCGTTGTTGCAGGCCCCCTCAACCGGAACCCGGATCACATTACCAACGGCCATTTTGTATTTTTTGCTCATGCTATTTCCTTGTTCGGGGCACGGAGCCCCGTGGGTTTAAAAACTGGTGGTGATACGGAGTTCGTCATTGCCGGCCACCGGCACAGCGCGCAGCTTGTAGCCGATCAGGCGCTGGCCATTGAGTTCTTCCTTGGTCGGGTCGGTGAATTGCACCGAGGGCATGAAGACCAACACCTTGTCATTGGCGACGGTGCCGTGAACCAGGCCCACGGAGGACAACTGGGCGGCCTTGACCTTGGTCATGAATTCAACTTCCTGCGCTGCACTCTGCTTGAGCTTGACGGCGCCGCTGACGGCGCGGTCGGTGACCTCCACGGACTCCTCGCCCAGTAGCGGCTGGAAGGTGGCCGTAATGCCCAGGTCAATGGTGAGGCCCTGGCTCGATACCTCGATACCGCCGGTGAGTGCGGGCGCAACCGCCGCCGCATGCGTGGCGCCGAATATCAGGTTGCCACTGTTGGCATCAACCACGATCTGCGGTATGCGCCAGGCGGACAGTGTCGTACCTGGGGCTGCCTGCTCGGCAACACCGCCGTCCAGGCCCAGGAATTTGAACGAGATTACCGGCTTGGCACCGACGGTCAGGGTGAGGGTGGCACTGCCGCGCACGCCCAGCAGCTTATGCAGCACGCCGTCGTCATACCAGTAGATGGTCGATGATTCGATGCCGTCCGAAATCGGAACGTAGTCGACGCGCACGCCCTCGGTGACGACCTCGGCAAAGCCGATCGAGCGCATGAGAGCGCCCCAGGGCGGTGCTACGCCGGCCTCACCGGAGCCCACCAGCTCCACGTCGAAACCACATTCGACATAGCGCGTGCCAACCAGCTGCTCGGAACTGCCGAAATAGGCCCGGATCAAGGCGCGGTCAACGTTTTGGGCGTTCATCGGGTTGATGCTCAGATTGCTGACCAGCAGGGCATTGGCAGCCCCCGTGGGCACAGCATCAACGCCATAGACGGTTTCCAGCTTGGCGAGGACGGCAGTTTTTTTAATGAGGCGGCTCATGGTTTTTCCTTTGCGCTGGGGGCGCCTGGTGCGCGTTCGGCCTGCACCAGGTCGCCAGTAGTCATGTCGCGGATGTAGCTACCGCCGCGAGTCGGCTCGGCATGCCGTACTGCCGGCGCTGGCAGCGGTGCGGTAACAGGCGTGTTGCCGGGTTTATTCATATCGGTCACGTTAGGGTCCTTCCAGTGGTTTGATGCATGACCACGAATTTCGCCGTGATGCATGCCAGTTTTGAATCAAGTTCGTCGACGTCCCAGCCCAGCGTGTCGCCAGCCAGTGGTTCGACCGACATAGCGGCCCCACCCAAGGTCGGGCTGGTCGCTAGGCGATCGAACACGGAAACAACCAGGGCGTCAGCCTCGGCATCAGGCGCCGCGCCGCTAGCGCGCGCATAGCATTCGATGTGGATCAGGCTGGCCCAGGTGGTCGGCCCGCCGATAACGTCGGCCAGGGTCGACGTGCTCCGCTCGATGCGCACCACCACTGCACGCGGCATATCAACACCGATGGCCCGCGCGCGGGAGCGGTAGACACGGCCGTCGGCCAGCGCCGGTTCTGCCTGCAGCAACTCTGCCAGGGCGCCAACTAGGCCAAACTGGGCGCTGTTCATGGGCGCTCCAGGATGACCAAGGTCAGGCCGGTAGGCTGCACGCCGTCGGGCTGGCGTTCGCTGATGATCCAATCCACACCGTCAACGCGCACTGTGCTGCCGACGAAATCGGGTGGCACATCGACCGTGCCGATAATCATCTGCGGCGCGGCAGCCCCCATGCGCACCACGCCAACACGGCCCTGGGTGTACTCGGAATCGAAGATGACCGGCACATCGCGGCTACCGATGACGGCGACCGCATTTGCCAGGTGGCGCATGACGCTGGCGTTAAGTCGGGCTTCGGAGGCGGCAAATGACATGGGTCAGCGGACAACACCGTCGAGCGCCACGCGGGCGGTAGCGTCGCCATTGAGCTTCGCCTCGGCCAGCGCGCCCACCAGGGCGTTACCGGCGGCCGTCACGGTCAGGCGGCGCGCTGCGGCATCCCAATAGATCTTGGCGCCTTGGGCACCAACGTCCGTGGCCAGCGCCGTGATATCAAAGACGCCTTGCCGCTTGATCTCCACTGGCGCGCCATTGGCGGCGTCCGTGGCAGCGACACCAAACAAGACGCCGACCAGTACGCCTTGGCCGCTGAGCGTGACGTAGGGCGCAAGGACGGAGAGAATATTGCCGTTTTGTACAAAATTTCGCATGATGTGATCCTGTAGAGGAGGTGGTTTTGCAGTGGCTTATGCGCCGCGGCCTTTGTACATGCCACGGAAATCGACCGCTTTGGCAGCGAAATCGAGACGGCACTTGTAGGAGATGCCGTCAGTATCGAAGCCAATCTGGCTTTCAATGACCGGCCCTTCGGCGCCGTCCAGGTAGCAGTACTCGACGGTATCGATCTGGCCGCTATCACTGGCCAGATACCAGTCAACAGCGCTGATGCCGTCGAGGATGGGCTCGACGATAGGCTGAACCGCAGTGCGGCCGCCGGCGCGAAATTCGTTGATGTCGGACTGTTTGGCTGGCACATAGTTGGCACTGGTCAGCTGGTAGGCCACTTGTTCGAGGCTGGCCGGTACGATCAGGAAGTTCGGCGCGATGTTCAGCTCTTCTTTCTGCAGACCTTTCTGCAGGCGCATCGCGGTACGGCCAGCCTTCAGGCCGTCCATGCCCAGGGCAGCGGCGGCATTGGAGATGTTGGCGTGGTCCGCATGGAACAGATCGATGCCATCGCCCATCTTCGCGTTGGCGGTCAGCTGACTGTACACCGTGCGGTTTTCAAGGCGCCGCGCGCTGTTGCCGAAGGCGCTGACCAGGCGATCGAAGCCACGCAAGTCATCATTGATAATCGCCTGGCGGGTCAACGCGACGATACGGCCATGGGTCAATACCGCATAGGTCTCGGCGCCGTCTTTCATGGTGCCGTATTTGAATTCACCATGCTCGTTGGTTTGCAGCAGCTCGGGCGCGCCGGACAGCTGCACCACGCTGATGTTCTTGAAGTCCGGCGCATTGGGTGCGCGGCGTGCCCATTGGGCATAGGTACCCGGGTTTTCATCGTAGGCGCTGCGCAGGCGCTTGTTGGCGACGTTGGCAAACAGCGCGCCAAAGTCGCTGGTCGAGTGCATGCCCGAGCGGAACTGCAGCATTTCAGCGGCCAAGCGCATTTTGTCCATGCCGCGCGTTTCAATGCCGCGCGACTGCAAGAATTCACGACCGATTTCCAGCAAGCTCATGCCACGGAACTGGCGACCGTTGTCGGTCAATGCGGAACGGCTGTGGACGCGGTGAATGATTGCTTCTTCCATGCCCAGCATGCGGGTTTCCTGTTCGTCGCTGACGGTCTGGATCTGAACATTGCGATGACCGCCTTGTGCCGCATCGCGGCGCGCCAATTCTTCGAGCACGGCGGCGCGTGACTGGTCGACCGAACTGCCGCCACGAATCAGGCCAGCGGCCAGCTGTCCGACACCGTGGCGCGTGCACATGTCGGTGATGTCGGCTGAGCGCTGCACCGCAGCAGCCGTCGCTGCAGCTTCGGCTGCAGCCATGGCGGCCTGGGCCGCGTTTGTGGCCGATTGCGTGGCTGCCAGGTCGGCAGCACGTTGGGCGGCTTGCGCCGCAATTTCTTCTGGAGTCATGTTCGGTTCCTGGTTGGTGTGTGTGGCGGGATGTGCTGCGCCGCTACGAATGAATTCGCAAGGGGTGCCATTCGACGGTTTTTCGCGGGTGCTGGCATTTGCATCCGCTGGGACGGTGACGAAGCTGATTTCATACGGCTGCCACGCGACGGCGCGGTACAGCGGCATGTTCACGCCATCGGTACGGTCGATCGCGCGGGTTATTTCGTATTTGGTGACGCTGTAGCCGAAACTGATCGCTCGGATGATGCCCGCCTTGATATCTGCGACAATGCCGGCCATTTCGGGACGCACCGAGAGCCGCAAAGTGGCGCGACCCTCGCCGTTTTCGATGCTGGCCCGAGTCGCGATGCCGATGATTGCCGCAACCCCGCCATATGTGGAATGCCCGTCCAGAACCTGCACCACACCGGCATCAAAGCGTGCCATGTCCACCGCCTCGGGCGTGACGAGCAATTCTTCTTCGTATGGAGCATCGCTGTACCAGTCATAGCGGCGCACGCGCCCGCCGACGGTCCAGACGACATCAACGGTGTTATCGGCTTCGCTGAAGGTCGCTGGCACAAGTTCGGCCGCGCGGCTGAGCATCGGCATGGTGCGCGCGGTGCAATCGTCTGCCGGAGCAGGTTGGGGTTTGGCTGGTGTAGGCATGACGCCAGTGTGCTGATTTAACTGTCTCATTTCCAAGAAAAGTGAGACGATTTTTTGTTCGTTGCGCAGCGATCTACGATGCCTCCGTCGTCGGCTGCGGTGCGGTCGAGGCGGTTGGCAAGTTACCTTTTTGAAGGAACAGGAGCGTGTCTAGGATGCCCAAATTTTTAAGGGTTTCGAAGTCGGCGGCCAGTTCTTTGAAGACGTCTTCCGGGTTGTGACCGCGCTGGCGCAATTTCTCGCTGAGGCTGCACAGACCGCCGCCAACTTCCGCCAAGTCGGCAGCCACGTCCTGCTGCGGATTGACATAGTCGAATTTGGGTGGACTGTAGCGTACCGCCATGTCGCGCGACTTGATAGCGCCGCTCAAGTAGGCAGCATTGACGAAGGCCTGATGGATTGGGTCAAGCGCCTTCGGAATGATGGTGAGCCACTGCATGCGGCCGATGGCGCGGCGGAAGTCGAGCAGGCGCACCCGGGCGCTGCTGAAATTAACCTCCTTCATATCGCCCGTCATCATTTCGTAGGGCACGCCAAAGCCTGCCGCGATCAAATGCAGTTCGAATTTGACGTAATCGACATAGCCTGGCGCCGCCTTCGGCTCGACCACAGTGATTTGCATGCCGTTTGGCATCTGGATGATGCCGCCGCTGGCCAGTTCGCCCAGGTCGCCGGTGTCGCGCGCGCGGTTTTGCGGGTCTTCGTCGCCGATGGCCGGGTTCGCCAACTGGGTGGCATCCCCGCTGGCCATGACTGACAACCGGGTTTCATTGTTTTTGCGGGCAATTTCAGCATCCTGATACAGCTGCAGGTCGCGCACGCGCGCAATCACTGGACTGAGCCTTGGAAAGCCGCGCCCTTGCCCAGGCCGCTTTGGGCTGAACAAATGAATGATGTTCTCGGCCGGGACGCGCTGGCTTTGCGACTGCTTGCCGCGCAGGCGCGTATTGTCGCCAGGATGCTGCGGCCACAACCAGTATGCGGTGGTCGCGCCCAGCGCATCGTATTCGATGCCATTGATCACATCATTGCCATCAATGACGCCGGTGCGCGAACTGTCGAGCCAGTCGATTTCAAGCAATTGAAGCTGCAACGGGACCGGCAGGTTATCGGACGGACGGCGCGGCCGCAGTCGAATCAAAACCTCGCCGTCGACCTCCATGGCCTCGTACGCCGCTGCCTGCATGCCGTAGTAGTCGTAGCGGCCATCGGCATCGCAAACCTTCATCCAGCGTTCGAACAATTCATTGATCTTGTCTGCCTCACGCCCGATGGCGCGCGGCATAATGCCAGTGCCAATGGTCGATGACACCAATCCTTCAAAGCCGGCAGCGATATATGAGACGTTCTGGGTTAGCGAGCGAGACTTGGCGCGAAGGCTGGCCGCATCGGCCAGGTGATCCGCATTGGCACTAGCTCCGGCACGGCGCGGACGCCAGGTGTCGCGCGGGCTTGCCGCTTCGTAGGCGCGCTCCAGCTGGCGGCGCGCAAAGTGTCGGGCGATGCCGGCCGAGGGGCTGACCCAGCCAATAACGCGGTCGATGATATTTTTCATCAGTCCCCGCGCGAAGTGGTGAAGCGAAATCGGAAACTGCTCCTCGGCTGCTGTGGCGCTGCGGCGCGGACGAGCGCGGCCACATGGTTGCGGGCAGTAATCAGTTCGCTGGTGGATTTATACTTGACGCGCCGCCCGTCCATTTCCACCTCCACTTCATTGGAGGCGATAGCATGATCGAGGGCGTCGAGGTCTGTTTGTGTGAGGGCCATGTCAACAGCATGGCAAATTGATCGTCTCAATTCCAAGAAAACTGAGACGATTTTTTATCCGGCCGTTTTAATGAGGCGATACACGGTCGAACGGCTGATATTGAGGCGCCGGGCGATCTCCGTCGCATTGCGGCCGTTGAACAGCCGCAGCACTTCATTGACCATTTTCTGTCGCTCGGTAGGGGAGCGCCGCGGAATGTACGTGGTGTCTCCCGAGAACTCTTTGCGCGTGGCCTCCTTCAGCACAACCGCGCGCTGCGCCATTTCCGGAAACTCGGCGAGGATGTAGTCGAAGATCAGGTCCACCAGATCGGGAGGGGCAATGCCAGCGGCGAAATTTACCATCTGTCTGTTCTCCGTGATGTTGATAGCGGTTTTTTTGGCTTCGGCCATGCGGTGCCTCTTTCTTTACTTGGTTCAACTTGCTGCTGTGGTAGTGGTGCGATGACTGGCGGGGCGGCCGGTTCAGTGACGGGGCTACTGACGGCGTCGTCTCCGGCTTCGACTTCGGCCGGCGCCGGGGGCGGTTCGTCGAACAGGTCGCCGGTGGGCGGGTCCACTCTGTCGCGGATGAATTGCCATTGGCTTTCGTTTTTCTTGTGCAGTCCCAGGTAATGCGCCACGGCGAGGTTGTAGACCATGACGTCGCCCGCTTCATTGCGCGCGCCGTTCGGTTTTTGCCAACTGGTGACCTTGCGCCCGCGCTTGTAGGATGTGATGCGGAATTCGACCGTCAGCTGCTCGTAGTATTCGTCCGGCAGGTCGCTGGAAAAATGGATCGCGCCTGGTCCGTGCGAGAATTTGTAGCGGTTGGCCAGGTGATCCTTGGCGGTGTCGGTGCCAATGAGCCACAGCTTGGCGCCACTTGGTACCTTGCGGCCTTGCCAATCGATATCGACCAGGCTGGGCTTGGCGCTCAGGATCGGCTTATTTGCCTGCGAAGCGCCGCGAATGGCGAAGACGTGGCGCCATTGACGATCAGCCGTGAAGTTGTAGACGTCTTGGGTATTGTGGCCGCCCGAATCAATCATCGCGGCGGAGATTGGCAACATCTTGCCGTTCGCATGGCGAAAACGACTCTGCAGCAGCGCATCGAGGCGCGCCCATACGGCTGGCTCAGCCGGCGCGCCGATTAGCACCTGGTAATCGACCACCCAGCACTCCATGCCCACGCCCCATGCAACGACCTTGACCTCCAAGCGGTCGGGTTGGGTATCTACTGCTGCGGTAAGGATCAAGCCGCCTTTGGGCACGGTACCCAGACGATATTCCTCTGCCCGCGCCTTCAATTCGGCTGCTTTGGTCTGCTCTTTGGCGCGCGCCCAGCAGCGTGCCAGGCGCGTGTTGTAGAAGGTGATCATCAACTCTTCACTACCGGCGGCCAGTTTCTCTTTGGCCGCGCGGTATTCCTTGAGCATGCCCAGCCAGGAAAACCATCCATACGGCAAGAACATGCCGGAGATGGTCAGGCTGATGGTTTCGCCGTCGCCCTGCACGCCAGTACTCCAGGCGCCGCGTGCGAACATGCGGCTTTTGTCGCTCTCGACCATGAAGGCACCACACTCGATGCACGGGTACATCGCTGTCTGGCCATCCTCCGACAGTTGCAGCCGCTCAAATTCCAGTGTCTGCGTGTGGCTGCAGTGCACGCAGTCGGCCAGCGCCTCTTCCTGGGTACCCATTTGGTACAGCTCGTCGATGATGGACTCGCCCTCGATGGTCGGTGAGCTTGGATAGTAGGATTTCTTGTTCTTCTCGAATGTGGTCTGGCGCGCTTCGGCCAATTTCCAGGACGCACCCTCGCCGTTGACGTTCGCTTCGGCCCGGTCGATTTCGTCATACAGCACGCGCCTGGCCGGCAGTTCAGACAAGTTGGCGGCGGCGCCCGAGGTGACGATTGTCAGCGCGCCGCCGATATATTCTTTGGTGTCCAGGGTATTGACCGAGTCGCGCGAGCGCGGTGCGGCCACGCGCTCGGCGAGCTCGGGCACGGCAGCAATGGTTTTCGAGATCCGCGCGCTGGTACGCTTGGCCAGCTTGCCGGTCGGGAGTATCCACAAGAAGTTGGCCGGGCTCTGGTGCACGCTGGCGGCAAACCAGTTCAGCCCAACTTGCGTCTTGAGCATCTGGCTGGCGCCCTTGAGTACCACGCGTTTGCAGGGATGCTTGTCGGACAGTGCCTGCATCACCCGGCGCGCATGCGGCGTGCGCGAGGTGCGGTACTTGCCGTGCTCATTGGCTCCGGAGTCGGCAGGGATGATCATGTAACGGTCCGCCCATTCATCGACCGACATATCGGGGTCGGGCAGGAATCCGCGGCCGAATGCGTCATTCACGATTCCGTAGGCGTCGTTCATTGAGCAGCTTCCTCGGCGGGCTCCAGCGCCAAGCTGGTGGCCAGCGTGTGTTGCATGCTTTCAAGCAAGGCGCGGTGCTCGCTGGCGATTAGCGCCTCGCAGGCATCGGCATCGGAAAGTGCGGCAACGTCAGCGCCGACGCGGCGCGAGCAGTTCATCAAGCCATCACGCAGGGCCCGTGCTACCTGGTAGATTGCCGCCTCGACGTCGGCTTTGAGCAGGTACTTGCCACGAGCCTCGGCCTCTTTCATTTCTGCCAACGATGCATCAGCGGCTGCCTGGCGCGCCCGGCTGGCATCGTACGAAGGAACACGCGCCGTCTCACCCTCCCTCTCCCTCTGTGGAAGAGATGCTTTTTCCAGGGGGGCAGGCCGTTTGCCGTTGGCGCGCGGGCGCGTGTGGCGTTCGTAGAGGATCGACGCGTACTCGGTATCGACCTGGCCGTCGGTGACGGGTATCTCGCAGCGCTTTACTGCGGCATATCCTTGCTGGCGCGATATGCCGATGGATTCGGCCCATTTTGCGATTGTTGTCAGGTTCGGCATGTTGTTTCTGGTTTAGTCAGGTTAATTGTCAGGAAATATTTTGGGCAGCCGCTAGCGTTTTAACGGGGTTCGAATTACCCCTACCAGCCGCGCTCGGGGAAGGACCCGTTGAGGGGGGGCAGGGGTCGGGCCGCCCCTTCGATTCGGCCCCGTCATCGGGCGGTCTCCATCGCCTCGGCGAACGCCTTGGCAAACTGGCCGGAGAACTCGCGCTTGACGGTCTGCTCGACGACATCCTCAAAGTGGAGCGTGGGCTGGTACACGGCCGAGCGTACGAAGAGCAGCACTGGCCGAACTGCACTGCCGGCGGCAAACCTGGTGCGCTGGTAAATGCCTATCGGCAGGCGATCTCCAGGGCTGCCGACGAAATAAGTGAAACCGGCCGCCTTCTTCGTGCCTTTAGCCATCCGGGCACGGCCTGCTGCCGTCATGTTGGCCTTGTAGCCCATCTCGGGGAAGGCACGGAAGAAGGCGAGTATCTGCACGATCTGGCCCCGGCTCATGTTGCCGTAGGCGTCGACCTTGGCGCCCGAGCCTGGCACGGCGCGGTAGCCCACGGGCATGACCCCAGCCGCTTCTAACGCACGTTCGAATTTCTTTTGCTTGCGCTGGCCGCCGCTGATCTGTGCCGCCAGGAACTTGGCCGCTGGCGTGGCCTTGGTGGCCTCGTCTTTCAGCTTGACCATGGCCGATGGCCTGGTCTTGGTGGCTGGCTGCACGAACAGGCTGTTGAGCGTGTACGGTGTTGGGCTGCGAAACACGTCGCGCATTTCTTTCTGCTCATCGATGGCGGCCAGCTGGGCGGTACGCGTAACCGCAACGCGGCTGGCGAAGTCGATCTGCTTCTTCAGGCCGGCCATGTTCGCAGTCAACTGCGTCACGGCATCACGTACGTCAATGGTGGCGCTCATACTGTAATCTCCGATTTAGTGGCAACTTCAGATATCAAGCAGGGTTGATCACGGCTGCGTTTCAACCCTGCACCGTTGCAACCCGCATCTACACTCACTCTCAGCAGGGTATATAGGGTATGCATGGTTATTTGCCCATCATGGGATAAAAAAAACACAGCAAATAAACACCAACATGAATATCCGCACATACGTGTAACAAGCCAGCTATCCCTGCAACCATGCTCAAACTCAGCATTCATGCGGCTTTGCGCTATGCAGGGTTGGTAATCAACGCTGCTCCTGCCTGCCATCAACCCTGCGCCGTGCCGAGGCCGCGTACATCAGCCTTGCTGCGGAACGTCTCGATCTGTTGGTCCAGCGTGCCTGGTTCGGCCTCGTTTTTGATTTCGAACACCATCCTCGACGCCTTGCCCTTGCTCCCGACTGACACCACCCGCTTGACCTTGTGCTCGCGGCTGGCCAGCAGACCTGCGAACTTGCACAGCGTGAGCGGCTTCTCGCCGGTCTTGTCACACCAGCGCTTATAGATTGTGAACAGGTCTTCTGACAGGCAAGAGCAGTACGGCGCGGCCAGGTAGCCATCCTTCCAAGACCGATGGAAAGACATCCAGCCATTCAGGCCGAACTCAATCACACGTTCTTTTGCCAGCGTCATCATGGGTTTCGTGTGTTCGTTGAAGCCATCCAGTGGGAAGTCGAGCAGGAACTGGTAGAACGCCTCAATCCCGCCGCGCTTGATCGAGTCGCTGACACGGTCGTAGAATTCCTGGTCCTGCTTGGCGCGAGCCTCGATCACCATGAAGCGACGGTCTTCCAGCTCTATCGGGATAGGCTGGGGCTCGTTCGACAGAAATGCGCCGTTCATATGGTTGCGCTCAGTACGCTCCGGAAGATTCTTCTGGTTGATGCTCATCGACTTACCGGTGATCATGTATTTCAGCGTGCCGTTGTGGCTGTACTTGTCGTCACGCGACAGCACCTCTTCGAACAGCACGAACAGTTTGCGCGAGCGCCAGGCGGTAAAGGTGGAGTCGAGTTGATGCTGGCTGGCGACAGTGCCGTACTCGCCATAGATCGGTGCGATCACGTCCTGGAAAAACAGGCTTTTGCCGGTACCTTGCTTCTCACCGAACATCAACAGGGCGGTTTGCATCTTGGCGCCGGGGTTCTGCAGGGGGAAGGCCAGCCAGCGCAGGATCCACGCCACGCATTCATCGACGTTATCCTCGGCGCCGCACAATGACTCAAGGAGCGCGAGGATCGGCGTCACCAGTTCGATATTGGCAGCAGGAACAAGCGGCCAGCCCAGGAAAATATTGACGTGTGTTTCCGGGTCTGCTTGTTGAGTCGGATCGAACACCAGGTTGCGTGCTTCGATGGTCTTGCGCAGCGCATGCTCTTGCCATTTCGACGTCAGGTCGGAGGTGTAATCGGCCCGTACCGCGCCCAATGTCATGACCTGCTGGCCGATCGCATCCCATACGGTTTCGGTGCCGCGCAGCAGCGTCAGGTTGTCCAGCATTTCGCCCAGCTTGCCGCCCCCCGCGCCCCCCGGGACTGCGCGGCCGCCCACCAGGACGGGCAGCGTGTCGCGCAACACGGTGCGGCGCTTCGGGTCTTTCTCCCAGGCCAGCGCCACGTCTTTGCCGACCCATGCATTGAGTGCCGAGCGCTTGAGGCGCTGCTTGCGTAATCCGTCCCAGATGTCGGTGGTAGGCCAGATCAGGGAGAAATGCGCGATCAGCTGCTCCACGGTGGGCATACTGATATCGACCGGCTCCGGCAGCTCATCGGCAGTTGGCATCGCTTGTCGGGCGTCATCGTTCAATGAGGGCGCGGGAGAATCGACCAGCACGGCCGGGACAGGCGCATGCGCTGCAAGTGCCGCCTCGATCTGCGCAGTGGCCACGGCCAAGGACTCGTGCACGTGCAGGTCATTGAAATCGTTCAGATCCGGCAGCGAGTCATCGTTCTTTTTCTGGCGGCGCGGCAAGGTGAAGGCCGGCAGGATCACCAGCGCATTGCCTTCGGCGGCCGCAGCAGCTTCGGCTTTGCGCCGGCCGGCATCGCCGGTCATGTGATCGTCGTCGGCAAAGAACACCAACCGGCTATTCGGGAACAGCCGGCGCAGCATGGCGGCCACGTGCACCATGTTGCCGGCGTCGAGCGCCATGTACACGGCAAAGCGGTGACCAATCGCCATGCGTGCCGACAGGCAGGTGGCATAGCCCTCGCCGATGCCGATATCGTCGCCGTCCATTGGCACGTCGCCCAGGCGGCAGGAGGCGGCAAACTTGTCCATGCCCCCGCTGTTTTTCTTTTCTCCGTCAGCAAATATGGCTTGCTTGCCGACCATCTTGGGCGGGTTGAAGTCGTAACGCATCAGCGGAATGATGATGGCGCCATCGGCCAGGTAGCGGCATGCTTCCGGGGTAACCTGCTTGCGCACCAGATACGGCGATTCGCCTTCGCGCGCGGCCATGCGCCATTGCGATGGGGCGCGCACGGCCGCAGCATCAGCACGGGCCAAGCGCTCGGCAGCTTCTTTTGCCAACCGCTCATCACGGGCCTTGCGGTCGGCCGCCAGCTTTTCCGGCGGCACCTCGACGCCATCGGCGCCGAACTTGAAGCCTTCGGCCTGTGCCTCGGCGAACAAGCTGCCAATGCCGACCTTGCCGGCCTTGAACGAGCGCCACGAGGCGTTGGCCGCGCCGGCGTCATAGCCGTCATAGGACTGGCTCCACTCCAGCCACATGTCTTTGGCGGTGTCCCCAAATTCGGCCTTCAGCGCCATGCCCATGCGCACCCACACGTCGCGTACTATGGGGCTGACGAAATACAAGGCCTGGCGGGCGGTTTCCAAAGATGCCGGGATCATTTCAGCCGCGCCTTCAAAAAGTCCATAGCTGCAGCTTCAAGTACCATTCCAGCGTTCCTATACATAATCATTTCCCAATTGCAGTCTTTTTGGCAAAAAATAGCCGGCGCGCTCTCGCCGGCAATCCATCGTGCGCTTAAGCCGATCAGCGGCAGCATTTCGGCACAGGCCATCATTTTTCTGCCATTCCGTCCAGGCGCGCTGCCAGCTCCTCCAGCGCGCGGTGGGCGCGGAACACCTTGGCGCGCACGGCGACTAGCTCGCGCCGCTCCACGCGACCGTCGGCCAGCACTGCATTGACTTCGGCACCGACCTCACCCTGGGTGGACCAGACTTGCGTTACCAGTTCCAGCACCGCCATATCGCTGGCCGTGGCGGTATCGTCGACCTTGACGCACACGAATCCATGGCTGTTGGCCAAGGCGTGCAGGATCTGGTGATCGCCAGTAATGCCCATGATGCGATCAGCTTCGTCTAACAACGGCTTGTTCGCCGCCGCGTTCGGGTTGGCTTTGTTGCGCAGTACTGCCGCAGACATGCCCAGGCGCACGGCTAGCGCTTCACAGCCGCCGGCCGCTGCGTGCACGGTTTGATAAAACGCATCCAGGACATTCATACGATCGCCTTGAAAAAAAATGATGTGAAAGACATTGAGAAAGTTGAAACTAGGAAATTCAAAAAAGGAGACAGAACAAGTGATCTACCGTGCCCGACCAGCAATGTCCGCTTCAATGCCCGACTGCGACGCCGGACCGCATGCCACGACGATCACGGAATGGTCCGGTATTGAGTCCAGCATGTTGTTCGTTGAGGGAGGCTGGCGGCCGCCATGCCCGGCAGTAGGCGGCGTACACCGATCTTGATGCAAGGCAAGCAAGCGCAGCCCAATTGCCAACGATGGGCGCAGCCCTCGTTGACCGCCAGCAAAGGCATTGATTGCGGACTGACTACATAGGGCAAGGCCAGCAAGCTGTTTCTGTGTAAGACCGGTCTCAAGCAAATCGTGAGTGATTTTTTGGATATCCATGGACGAATTATCACGTCTGTGTTTTCAGCTGTCAACACCAATGTGTTGAATTTCTGTATTACATTCGTGATATTTCTATACAAGACTAAAAATTAGCAAAATGAACATGAGAACACTCGCTGAGCGGATCGTCTGGGCAAGGGCGCGGGCAGGCTGGACGCAGCAGGAACTTGCCAATAAGGCAGGGGTAGCCCAGGGAACAATTGGGAACCTTGAGTCGGGGGCGCGAGACTCCTCAAAAAAAATCACGTCTATTGCTAAGGCGCTTAATGTAGATGCTCATTGGCTAGCAGAAGGTGAGGGAACCCCTCAAAAAAGCGAGAATAATGCGCACCCGGCAATTTCCGGAGCAAAGCGGGTTGTACTAACTGACGATAACCCCAATGATTTTTATCAGATACAGAAGGTAACGCTGCGGCTGCAAGCAGGCGTTACTGGGTTTCAGACCGTGCCGGATAAGCATGATGGTGGGACAATGGGGCTTCCGCGCAGTTGGGTTGAAAGGAAGGGATACTCTCCAGAGAATTTAATTGCAATTCAAGTACGTGGCGAGAGTATGGAGCCAACTTTTTACGAGGATGATACGGTTATAATAAACACCGCCGACACAAAGCCCGTTGATAACAGTGTCTTTGCCATTAATTATGATGGGGAAGCTGTTATAAAGCGCATGTCGCGAGATGCCGGTCAGTGGTGGCTAATGTCTGATAATTTTGATCAGCGCAAGTTTTATCGTAGGCTTTGCCAATCTGCCGAATGCATAATCATAGGTCGCGTCGTACGTCGCGAAGGTGATCACTTTTAAGGCAGGAATGATGAAATTTTACACCTCAGTTTTCACAATTCTCATCTTAGTAGGGTGTTCAGAGAGCCCCGCGCCGCAAAAGATGAATCAGCCAACGCCTTCAACAGTAGTTCGTGCTCCGACTCCCGGCGAATGGAAGGCGGCCCTCCTGGGTACGTACGAGGAAAGTAAAGTCAGGGATCAAGGGGATGGTGTAACTAACTTTATGGCCAAGTTCGCAGGTGTGCCGGCCGGCATTGACCCGCAAGCAATGGGTACTAGGGATGCTTTTAGGAAGTTGAGAATTTATCATGCAGGATTTTCGGTGAATGTAGTAACCGGAGTCAAGGCATACATATCAGTTCCCGACAATAAGCGTGCCATTCTATTTATATCGCCCTACTATTGGGGGAAAGACGGATGGTTGTTTATGAATAAAATTTCCATAATGGTGGATGGGGATGTTGTTTTTGAAAAAGATCTTAAGGATGTATCTCGCGAGACTCAAGGAGTTGGCGTCTCAGAGCGGGCAGATTTTATTGTGAATTCAGCAGAAATATCAGCCTTACGTGCAATTAATAATGCCACATCCGTTATTGTTAGATTGAGTGGGGATAAAGGATATGTGAATTTAACTAAGGGCAAAAAAAAGGGGCAGATCGACTCAAATGGTTATTTTGTTAGTGACATACAGTCAGCCATAGCAATTTACGATGTAATCGAATTAGCAATAAAAGAGCACTGCCCACCTCAACAAAATTAGCGTCCTCGCTAACTAATGGGCTCGATCGACTACCACTCGCGGTCGACCGAGCCTCAGATCACTCCCGAGCCCTACCTACGTTCGAACCTCTTCAGCATAGTAGTCACCTAGTGCGAACCATACTGCGATCACTGCGAATTTCAGTTCGTCAAAAAATATTCCAAAATTAAACACATTTGTGTTGACATCAATAAAACACGAGTGTGATAATTGCTCCATCGACGCACCAATCTCAACCGATGGAGAGCCACATGGCACCGCATATCGCAGCCGCAGCACCCCACCAGGCGCAAGCCGCCCCCATTTTGCAGCAGCAGGTCAGCGCGTCAATCCTCGACCGCGAAAGCAATGGCGGAGTAGACGAGCAGGAACAGCAGGCTTGGCGCGCGTACCTCGATGTCCTGCCGTCTGTCGCCCAGCTGCGCCTTTGCACAGAATGCGCCCACTTCGCCATGCGAGATATGGCTTGCCGCAAAATCATTACTACCATCGACCCAGTGTTTGGCCCGCGCCTTGCCAAGTGCCGCGACGCGCGCAAGTCCGATGGCCCTTGCGGTTTCGCTGCAAAGCTATTTGCTCATCCCAGCAACAATCTCCCGGCCGACGTCACTAACCTCGGCAACGGCCTCGGTAACGCAATCTAAAGCCGGGCTAATGCGGTGGCTGAGCATCATGGAATTGAACTCCGTAGCGGCAGCCTGTACCAGCGCCGCAACCAATACCGGATTTTTCATTGCACCGCCCCAGCCCTCCAGCTGGTCGACATGACGTATCGCCAGTTGCAAGTACTCGACAGCACCTTTAAATGCATGTTCGGACATTTCCGTGTAAGTCATTGACGATTCATCGGACATTTTTAGCCTTTCTTTTAAGTAATTAAACATTTTGACACGGTGATAAAAATGAATGCAAAAAACTTAAGCGCCGAAGCACCTTCCAGCAGCACTATCCATTCCGCTATCGAAGCGGTCCTCGAAATCGCTGACATCCTGCGGTACATCGCTGACCGCGCTGCACGCCTCCCCATCGATGCCGAAAAGGAGCGCGCTGACCAGGCGACGGTCTTCGCAACTTGCTTATCAACGCTGCCAAGCGATTCCATCAAATCCAGTCTGGATGCCATGAGCACGCCTGGCGCAGCTACAGTGACGGCCCCCACGCCGCTCGATGCGGACCTGCATCCGCTCGACAGCGAACTGGCCATAGAAATTCGCGCCATGTTCCTGGCGCACTGGAACATGGACGCCACCCAGGCCGATGCCCGTATGGCTCAATTCAATTACGGCCATGCCATCGCCGCATTGCCTGTACCCGGGCCTGGCGTCATCGGTGGCACCTTTGGCGGCGGCACCTACGCCGGCATCATTCACGGCGTCAACGGCGCGCCAGATCAGCATCTGGTGTTGCTCGACGGTGAGGCAGAAGCTGTTACCTGGGATGCAGCTGGCAGCTGGGCTGCATCCAAGGGCGGCGAACTGCCAACCCGCGCCGAGCAGCGCCTGTTGCAGGCCAATCTTCCCAACCAGTTCAAGCCAGATTGGTACTGGTCTGGCGCGCAGTACGGCCCTTCCTCTTCTAACGCGTGGGGTCAGAGTTTCTACAATGGCCTCCAGGACGGCCTCCTCAAGTCGTACGAAGGCCGCGCCCGCGCCGTCCGCAGATTTCCAATTTAATCCTTTATCCATTTCAGCCTGAGATCCGCGATGACTCTCGACAACATCCAGCGCCCGGCAGTTGCCGCGCCAGCGCGCGTGCACCGTGTCAGCCTGGTGCTTTCAAACCGGGCGCAGCGCAACGCCGTTGGCGCGACATACAGCCTGGCCAATGGCCGGGGCCAGCGTATTGCGCTGGTATCGGTAGCGCAGCAAGGTTTGAGCTCCACGCGCGCGGCAGCGGCACGCATGGCGTATGCATCGGAACTGACCGGCGCTATACGCGCCGCAAGCATGGATTACGAGCTGACGGGTGCGGTAACGCCCGAAACCATCAGCCTGATGCGCCGGCTGCTCGATGACATAGGTGCGTCATGAGTGCCCGGGATCTGCTGATGATGATCCGGTACTGCGCTTCGGAAGCCCGGGAGCGCGAGCCGCTGGACAGCGAGGCGAGGGCGCATGCATTCATTGCCACCTTGTCTGGTGCGCTGGAGCAGCACGACGCCATCGCCGCAGAAATGGTGTTTTCGATACTTAGCACTGCCCCAGGAGGGAATGCCCAATGATCGCCTTTACCGTCACCGTGCGCCGCGAGGGTATGCCAGACCTGGTCTACCCGGAAATCGCGCACGACAGCAGCAGCGCCGTCATGCATGCCCAGGCCCGGTTCGGCGTCTGCCGGGTGTTTGTCCGGGTCACCTGAGGATCTGTGATGAACATGCTGCTCAGCCTGTTGCAGATGTACCGTCATTTTCGCCGCCTGGGCGCCGGCCAACTGCAGGCTGCACTGCATGCCATCCGGGTTTATCGGGAAGGATTCTGACATGGCGCGCATCGAACCCGACCGTGCCGCACTGCAGATCGCGCACGGTCTGCTGCGCAGCACCTGGTCGCTGGACGCCATGCTCAAGGTGCCAAGCCTGAAAGTAGTGCTGTACACGACTGCACGGCGGCATATGAAGCGCCGCGACCGGTTCGACCCGAAAAAAATGCAAGCGAACGACAACGATTAACCCACCAACCGAAGCACTCACCATAGGAAGCACCATGGAAAACCAGCACCGCAAGATTACCGGCTACCGCGAACTGTCTGCCGAAGAAATCGCACTGATGAATGAAATCAAGGCCAAGGGCGAAGAGCTGCGCGCCCTTGTCGCGAAGATCGGCGCCGTGATTACGCCAACACCGCTGCAGATCAGCGTAGCGGACGTGCAGCCAAATGGCATTGTCGCTGCCGCTTTCCAGGCCGTTGAAAACGAAGGTGACACACCACTGTACTGGCTGCGCAGCGCGGACATTGGCTTCCGCTCCGCCCTGATGTATGCCACGCGCGCGGTCGCTCAGCCGACCTCATATTAATTACCAAGAAGGAATCTCTCCATGGCATCGAAAGCATTCGCCGTGTTTTTGCAGGATCTGCGCGACGGCCGCGCTCACTCGGAATTGTCCAGCATGCTCGGCGAGCTGCTGGCCAAGGTCAAGGAGACAGGCAAGGGCGGCGCCGTCAACCTGAAAATCAAGATCAAGCCCGCCGGCCGCGGCCAGGACGTCGACAAGGTCACGATCTCCGACGAAATCAAGCTGGATCTGCCCAAGCCTGAGCGCGGCGAGGACTTTTTCTGGCTGACCGAAGATAACGATCTCTCGCGCAATCATCCGAAACAAGGAAGCCTGGAACTGCGCGAAGCTCCAGCTCCTGCCCCATCCACCTTTAAGGAAGCAACGAAATGAACGACACCACCACCCCGGCCGACGTAGGCGCCCTGAGTCACTTCCCATCTGGCGATCACCTGCACGTCGATTCGTCGATGATTGCCAAGCTGGGCGCACTGACGGCCACCGCCAGCGCGGTCAAGGAAGTTGGCAACGCCAGCTACATGCTGGTGCCGGAAGGCTTCGACCTGAAAGATATCACGGCCGCCATCGAAAAAGCCCAGCCAGCGCCGAGCCGCAAGACGGGCACGGTACACCTGGGCGACCTCGACAGTTTCCTGACGTTTGTCGGCAAACAGGGCGCGACCAGCGACTGCTACATCTATGCGGATCTGGATGCACGCACGTTGACGGCAGTGCTCAATGACCACCATCACCTTGCTGATCACGAGCAGGCCGGCTGGCGCGACTTCCGCGCGACCTACAAGGCGGAACTGAGCCGCGAGGCGGCAATCTGGATCGCCAACGACAAGAAGCTCAAGGAACAGGAGGAATTTGCTATTTTCCTCGAAGACAATATCGCCGACGTGGTGCCAGGCGAAGGTCTGCCGACCGGCGACACGCTCCTGGCGGTAGCGCTGACCCTGCAGGCGAAGACGGAAGTCAATTTCAGCTCGCACAAGCGCCTGGACAATGGCCAGACCCAGTTGGCTTATTCCGAAACCATCGATGCGCGCGCGCAGGGCGGCGCCATCGAGATCCCTCGTGAGTTCGCCATTGGCGCGCGCTTGTTCAAGGGGGCCGACGGCTACCGCATCAAGGCACGCCTGAAATACCGCCTGGGCTCGGGCAAGGTGAAGTTCTGGTACGAACTGGACCGCCCTGAGAATGCTATCGAAGAGGCATTCCGCGAGTACGTCGAACAGGCCCGCGCCGGCGGCTTCACTGTGCTGATGGGCAAGCCATGATGTCCGCCACCAGCTCGAAAGTGATTGCCTGCGGCAGCCGCGTGGCCTTCGATAGTGACGATGGCCCGCAGGCCGGCGTGGTCGAATGCATCAAGCCTGATGTTGGCAATGGTCAGCGTATCGCCATGGTCCGCGTGGCTGGCACGCTCGACGGCATGCCATGGCAGGTGCCCGTCGAGCACCTGCAGGCCGCCAGCGTCCGGGCTTAACTATGCGCCGTCCACTTCCCACTGGCAATGTGCCGATGGTCACCGAAACCCACCGCCGACTGGCGCTGGAATTGCGGCTGGCGGTTGAAACGCTGATCGGCGCGCCGTCGACGGATGCCTTTAATGCACTGTCGAAGATGCTGGCGGCGCTTTGCAACAGCGGGATGAAGGGCTGGGCCATCGATCTCGCAACCGAAACCATGTGCCATATCTGTGATCGTTATGAGCGGATGGGCAGGATTGGCCTGAAGGACTGCGAGGCAGTGCGACTTCGATCCGCGATGGGCGGTATCGACGGCCGACTGCCCTACATTCCTGTGAATAAATTTGACATAGCCGTGGCCGAAGTGGCCGCGTTTTGCACCAGCATTGGTGCGTGAATCACCTCAAATGGAAAACGATATGAACCTGAATACCAACACCTTGCCGGTTGCCATCGGTGCCGCATTCGGCGGCGGCTTCTTCGCCGGCGTGAACCAAGTCGGTGGCAAGACTTATGCACTGATCGTGTCGCCGAAGCTGTTCGGCGAATTCAAGGGCCGCTGGCACGCATCGAAAGAAAGCGTGCCGGGCGCCGAGGACTACGCCGACGGCCTGGCAAACACCAATGCCATGGCGGCGGCTGGTAGTGATCTGGCCAAGGCAGTTCGCGCTAGCGTCATCGAAGGTTTCGACGACTGGTACGTTCCAGCGCGCGACGAGTTGGAGCTGATCTACCGCAACCTCAAGCCTACAGCACAGGAAAATTACGCATCGTTCCGTGATGGCGAAAACCCCAGCAGCGTGCCAATGGGGCGCCACTACACCGAAGAACTGCCAGCGCAGACAAGCGTGGACGAATTCCGGGAAGGTGGCAACCAGGCGCTGGACGCCGTCTGGCACTGGTCCAGCACGCAGTACGGCCCTTCCTCTTCTCACGCGTGGACTCAGTATTTCGACTATGGCAGCCAGTACGACGGCCACAAGTCGTACGAAGGCCGCGCCCGCGCCGTCCGCAGATTAGAAATTTAACACTTTAACCATTTCAACATGGCCAACCATACCGACCTACCGATTTCCAAGGTTGCATACGATCTTCTGGTCGTGGCTACCGACCTGACCAAGAACATGCCCCGTGACTTCAAGGCATCGATTGGCAAGGAAATCCGCGACGAGTGCGTGCGTTTGACGGTGCTTATCTTCCGCGCGAACTGCGCGGGCGACAAAACGCCGTACCTCGACAAGCTGATCGAGCGCACGCAGGTGATTGAGCTGCTGTTCCGGCTTTCCAAGGACATGCGCTTTATCTCCGTCGCCCAGTACGCGCGGGCCATCGCATTAACCAGCATGGTCGGTAAGCAGGCCGGCGGCTGGCGCAAGTACTCCGCATCGTCGCCTGTATCCCCTCGGCCAAGGCCGTAGGGACCGTGCGATCTTTTTAATCTGGTCGTGCCGCTGGCTCACAAGGCCACCGCTATGCGCACCACAGTAACCAGCCGGCGGTGTCCGGACAGGCCTGGCGCAGTTTCTCCGCTGATCGGCACAGCCTTCGGTGGGGCGACGTTGATAGCACGAATTGACGCAGTACGGCCCTTCCTCTTCTAACGCGTGGAATCAGAATTTCAACAATGGCAACCAGAACAACAACCACAAGTCGTACGAAGGCCGCGCCCGCGCCGTCCGCAGATCATCCCGATGCGGACTTCACGCTCGAGCAGCTGGCCGTCGCTTACTTTGACTGCCGCCGCAGCAAACGCAATACCCCCAGCGCCCTGGTGTTTGAGCAGCACCTGGAGCGCAACCTGATCGAGCTGCGCGACGAGCTGCAGGATGGTTCGTATAAGCCTGGCCAGTCGATCTGCTTTGTCGTCACCCGCCCGAAAGCGCGCGAGGTGTGGGCGGCCGACTTCCGCGACCGTGTCGTGCACCACCTGCTGTACAACAAAATTTCGCCACGCTTCTATGCCTCGTTCATCAAGGACACCTGCGCCTGCATCCCTGGGCGCGGCACCATGTACGCCGCCAAGCGCCTCGAGGCAAAGATCCGCAGCGTGACGCAGAACTGGGCCCAGCCCGCTTTTACCTGAAATGCGACCTGGCCAACTTCTTCGTGGCCATCGACAAGGTGGTGCTGCGCGGGCAGATCGCCGCGCGCGTTACCGAGCCATGGTGGCTGCGCCTAGCCGAAACGATCCTCTTTCACGACCCGCGCGAGGATTATCAGCTGCGCGGCGAGGCCGATATGCTGGCGCGCGTGCCAGCGCACAAGCGCCTGGTCAATCAGCCCGCGCACCTGGGCCTGCCGATCGGTAACTTGTCAAGCCAGTTCTTCGCCAACATTTACCTCGATGCACTGGACCAGCACTGCAAGCACCGCATTGGCGCGCGCTATTACATCCGCTACGTCGATGACTTCCTGCTGCTGCACGAATCGCCGCAGTGGCTGGGCGCGGCGCTGGCCAACATCAACGAGTTCCTGCCACGCGTGCTGCACGCCAACCTCAATCCCAGCAAAACCATCCTGCAGCCCATTGCCCGCGGCGTGGACTTCGTCGGCCAGGTCATCAAGCCATGGCACAGCCGCACGCGGCGGCGCACCGTACGCGAGGCGACAAGCCGCGTCGCAGGCATTGCTGCGGATGAAGTGTTTGCCGCAGCAAATAGCTATTTCGGCTTGCTGCGCCAGGCTGGCAGTAGCCATGCTGACCGGGCGGCGCTGGCGCGCGCTGTGCTGCGGCGCGGGCATTGCGTCAACCAGGCGTTTACTCAAACTTATCGGAAATCTTCATGACACAGCTTGCTCTATTTGAAGTGCCAAGGCGCGACAGTCGGGAGATCACTTGGGAGCTGGCTTTCTCAAGGCCAGTCGAAGTTGCTGTGCTGGCAGTTTTCGCAGCACGGCCGGATGAATGGCTGGACTTCCGAGACTTCAAGAAAGTGATTGAAAAATACAAGATCGGCTGCTGTTTTGGGCATGTGCTCTTCCACATCAGCCGCGCAGGGAGGACTGTGCCGAAAAACATTTACTTTGGGTCAGACCACCCCGGCACACCCAATTACCTTGGTTTTAAAACCGTATACATGCTGCAGAAAGGCGTAACCGCATGAAGCGAGACAATTTCACCATGTCGCTCGACCTGGGCAATGAGCTGATCATCGACAACTTCGCCGGCGGCGGCGGGACCAGTACCGGCCTGGAGCAGGCATTCGGCCGCCCGGTCGATATCGCCATCAACCACGACCCCGAAGCGCTGGCCATGCACGCGGCGAACCATCCGCACACCACGCACCTGTGCGAGAGCGTGTGGGACGTCGACCCGATCAAGGTCACGAACAATCGCCCGGTGGGCCTAGTCTGGCTCAGCCCCGATTGCAAGCATTTTTCAAAGGCCAAGGGCGGCAAGCCCGTCGAAAAGCGCATCCGTGGCCTGGCCTGGGTGACGCTGCGCTGGGCCGCCAAGTGCAAGCCGCGCGTCATCATGCTGGAAAACGTCGAGGAATTTAAGACATGGGGTCCACTGCTTGTTGAGGCCGATGGCAGCGCCAAGCCGGACCCGGCGAAGAAGGGTAAGACCTTCGATTCGTTCATCCGCCAGCTGCGCGCGCACGGCTACACCGTCGACTATCGCGAAATGCGCGGCTGCGACCACGACACGCCGACCATCCGCAAGCGCTTCTTCCTGGTGGCGCGTCGCGACGGCATCGCCATCAAGTGGCCTGAGCCAACTCATGGCGCTCCGGACAGCATCGGCGTGCGCGCGGGCAAGCTGCTGCCGTACCGCACGGCCGCTGAATGCATCGACTTCAGCCTGCCGTGTCCATCGATCTTTGAGCGCGACAAGCCGCTGGCGCCGGCCACGCTGCGCCGCATCGCCAAGGGCATCATGCGCTACGTGGTCGACGCGGCCGATCCGTTCATCGTCGGCCAGGGCGGCCCAATCTACGGCGGCAAGCCGGTGTCGGCCAACCAGCCGTTCGGCACGCTGACGACTGAGAACCACCGTGCTGTGGTGCTGCCGACGATCGTCCCGGTAACGCACCAGGGCGGTGATCGCACCGAATCCATCGGCGAGCCGTTCCGCACCATCACTGGCGCGCATCGCGGCGAGAAGGCGCTGGGCGTGGCCACGCTGGTGCAGGTGGGATATGGGGAACGCGAGGGCCAAGCGCCGCGCGCGCTGGATATCGAAAAGCCGCTGGGCACGGTGGTGGGCGCGGCCGCGAAGCATGCCCTGGTAGAGGCTGAGCTTGCGCCATTCGTCATGACCAATACCACCGGCCACCCTGGCGCGTGTGCCGACATGCCGGTGCCGACCATCACCGCTGCGGGCAATCAGGCGGTGGCCACGGCATTCCTGGCCAAGCATTACACGGGCGTCGTCGGCTCCGACCTAACCGACCCTATCGGCACGGTCACCGCATGCGACCACCACAGCCTGGTGACGGCCTTCTTGACCGAGCATGCCAACGCGAGCAATCAGCGCGTGATGCCGGCCGACGAACCGCTGCGCACCATCTGCGCCCAGGTCAAGGGCGGCCATTTCTCGATGGTGTCGGCGCACATCACCAAATTCCGTACCGGTGCCACCGGCAGCGACATGAACACCCCGCTTCCGACGATCACGGCCGGGCCGAAGGAAAACCCCGCTGGCGCGCCGCATGCATTGGGCATCGTCACCAGCAATCTTGTCAAATTGCGCGGCACCAGCACGGCAGCCGGTACCGACGAGCCGCTGGGCACGGTAAGCGCTGGCGGCCAGCACCACGCCGAGGTGCGCTCGTTCCTGCTGGCCTATTACGGTACCGACCAGTCGCAGGGACTTGCCGATCCGCTTGCCACGGTTACCAGCCGAGACCGGTTCGGCCTGGTGACGATCCACGGCCAAGACTATCAGATCGTGGATATTGGCCTGCGCATGCTGCAGCCGCGCGAACTGTTCCGTGCCCAGGGCTTCCCCGACGATTACATCATTGGCGACGACCCGGCCCAGGGCCTGAAACTGACGAAGAGCGCCCAGGTGCGCATGTGCGGAAATTCAGTCTGCCCGCCCATGGCCAAGGCCTTGATTCTCGCTAACTTCGCGCATGAGCGCGAGATTGCGAGGGTGGCGTGAACTTAGTGCCCGGGAATCTTTTCCACACATTCAATTCCATGGCACATTGCCAAATCAACTGCCATATGTGCACTTGTACAAACTTCGTCAATGACTGCAACTTGTACGAAATTATCATTTTTTCTAATTTCAAATGCGCCGAACCAAGTTCCTCGTGGCACACCTTCGTGCGCACTTGCTTGGATCGTATACCCGCGGTAGTTTTGCAAAATTCTCAAATTGATCTCCATTTTTATGTTGTTCAGTGTACAGCTCCAATCTTGGTACTCGTTAATAAGATACGCACTGAGGGCTATTTCGCAATCACCCCGGGCGAGAATTCAGCGCCGACCTGCGGTAGCTGGCTGGGCTACATACGCATGAGCGTGGCGCAGGTTGCCAGTCTCGACTGCCTGGTAATGCTGCCAGGCAGGCCGCACAGCAAAGGCGGGCGCATTGAATTTATCTTGGCTAAGCTGCTTGGCTTAGTCACTTACTCACTGAAGAGGAAAGGAAAAATCCCGCTATGAGCGCGACATTCCTTGAGCAGAGTGAAATATTCGAATTGACTGGGCGAAAGCTTAAAAGCCTGCAAGTCCAGGCGCTGCGGCAGATGGGTGTACCGTTTTTTATCAATGCCATCGGCCGGCCTGTGGTGACGCGCACAGCAATCGAGGGTAAGGCCGCGCAGGCGGCACCATCAGAAAAAGGCGCCTGGGTACCTCCTGGGCTACGAAAGAAATAATGAGTGGAATTCCAAGCAAAAACAAGAACCTACCTATCGGCATGCGAGCGCGGCATCGAGGGAAGGCGACATACTATTTCCTCGATGCTGGCGGAAAACCAAGAAAAGAAATTCCGCTCGGGAAGGATTACGTTGAGGCGATACGCAAATGGGGGCAGCTGACTATCAGCACGGTGCCTTCAGCGGCCCGGCCGACGTTCAGCATGGTGGCCAATCGCTATATCAGCCAGGTGATGCTCAAAAAACATCCTGAAACGCAGCGCAAAAACATGAATGAATTAGCACAGCTGCGCGCATTTTTCGATGACCCCAATGAACCGATGGAGTCAATACGGCCGGCAATGGTGCGGCAGTACATGGAATGGCGGACAGCCGGCATCGTAGCGGCTATTCGGGTCAAGCATGCTGCGCTCGCCGCGAAAGGCAAGGAGGTACCGGAAATGACGGGCAGGGAGGGGCAAGTTGCTGCAAACCGGGACAAGGCGCTGTTGTCGCATATTTGGAATTTTGCCAGGGGCGCTGGATTGACCGATCTTGCCAATCCATGCGCCGGCATTGCTGGGTACAAGGAGGAGGGCCGCGATGTTTACATCGACGATGAGGTATTGGCAGCCGTGTATGCCGCAGCCTCACCGGGCCTGCAGGATATTCTAGATCTGGCCTACTTGGTGGGGCAGCGGCCAGCCGATACGCTGAAGCTAAGCCGGTCTGATATACGTGATGGCGCCATCGAGTTGAGGCAGAACAAGACGCGCCAGAAGCTGCGGGTTGAAATCTCGGGAGAGTTGGCCGTGGTGATGCAGCGCATCGAGGCGCGCAAAGCCCAGGGGATCAGCCTTATCAACAACCAGGATGGGCAGCGCATGACCAAATTTATGTTGCGCACGGCTTTTGAAAATGCGCGCGACTTGGCGGCCACGGCCAATCCGTTGCTAGAAAAGGCAATTCGGAAGTTTCAATTCAGGGATTTACGCGCCAAGGCAGGTACGGATACGGATGAAAAACATGGGATTAATGCAGCCCAAGAGCTGCTGGGGCACTCCACAACAACCATGACGGCACAGTATATTCGCCATCGTCGAGGCAAGCTGGTGAAGCCCACAAAGTAG